GCTCATCACCGCGTTGAATGCCTTCACCAGCCATTCCGCGCCATTCTTGTCGCCACTGGCCCCGGCCTTTTCTTCCAGCTGATTGATTCTCCGTAAAACCTCACTCCTTCTGATCAGCGTCGCCACTTAACATCACCTCCTCCCGGATCAGCCCGGCCTGTGCCGCCAGGAACGCCGCCCGGATCACATACCGGTCCTGCCGCAGCTTCACCGTCTGCCGGCTGCACCCGCTGAACCGCGCCAGATCCGCCTGGCTCATTCCGTTCCCGTAGATCATGCTCGCCACATAACCTTCGTTTGTGTTTTTCACCGGATAGATCTCGTCCATCTTCCGGAAAACGGCCTCCCATTTCCGTGCCTTGTCCAACTTCCGTTCTGCCCGCGCGATCGCGATCACGGCGCGCTCCACCCGGCTTTCCGGTTTTCCGCCCTTCGCGCCGCTGCCGGCGGCACCGCTGGGCATGGAAATATCAGTGGCCCGCGCCCGTGCTCGCGCCACCGCCTCCTCTGCCTTCCGGATCATCTTCCCGCGCTGTCTCAGCCGCTTCTCCACGATCCGGTACACAGCCTCCGGTATCACGTTCATTTTCTGCCGCCCTCCGTCGCCGGATCTCGTCCTCCGTCAGGATTCTGATCACGATCCCGTATTGACTGCACCAGATATGCCCGTCCAGCCCGCACCTTTTCCTGTGCGGGCATTCCGGACACTTTCTTTCCTCCCAGCATTTAAGCGCCACCCGCTGCGTGCTTTTCCCGCAGCCGGAAAACCAGCCGGATGTTCCCGTAATTCTCGATCAGCTTGTAAACATTCCCCAGCGCGATCTGCGGAATGTCGTGCAGGTCCTTCACCTGCCACCGTCCGAGAATGGTCTTTCTGATGTCCGCCCGCACTGCCCGCAGGTCGCCGATGTCCCTGAAACCGTGCCGGTCGCAGAAGGCGTCCGCCGCGGCCCTGATCGCCGCGTTGATCTTTTTCACCTCGCCGTGGTTCACCGTAACCTGCCGCTGCTGGCTCTGCATGTCCTCCAGCTTTTTCCGTGTATCCCGCACAAGCCTGGCCATCTGCGCCACGATCAGTTGCAGCTCGCCCACGCTCTGCCGCAGGTCCTTCGCCGTGTCCATCGGCACCGGAAAACAGGCTTCCCATTCCTTTTCCGCCTCCGGAGGCATTTCTTTCAGCATTTCGCTCATATCACGTTCGCCTCCGTGATCACTGGCATCTCCAGAGCCGCCTGTATCCTGTTGATCCATTCCTGCAGATTTTCCAGCCCGTGCCGCACCGCGAACGCGTCCCGCTGCAGGCCCACCGGATCGAACGTCATCATGTCACAGCTGCACAGGAACGTGTTCACCGCATCGTTCAGCAGGATCCCCACCGGCTTTTCCGGCTGTTTCCCGCCGTCGCCGTCCATCTGGATCCGCTCCAGCTTGGCCTCGGCCTCGTTGGCCCGTTCCTCGGCCTTTGCCGCCGCGTCCAGAAGCTCCTGCTGCTCCATCTTCAGCCGGTTGTAATCCTCCGGAACCACCTCGACCCGCTTTTCCACTTCCACCCGGTTGTTCTCCGCGTGAAGCAGTTTCCCGCGCAGGTCCTCGTTGTACTGCGTCTGTTTGTTCAGTTCGTTCTGGAGCACGCTCACCTTATTCCGAAGGTTTGCAGCCTCCTGGTTAAACATCTTCGCGTCCTTTTCGGCCTGGTTGGCCCGCATGGTCTCCGCGTTCGCCGCCTCGGCTGCCTTGTTCCGCTCCTCGGTCAGTTTCCGTATCTCCGCGGCGCTCATGCTCTCCGCTGCCTCGGCCAGCGCTTCCCGGTCTTCCTTCGGCGCGGCCATCAGTGCCAGGATCTTCGTGTATGGCAGCTGCGCCATCTTGCTGTCGCCGTTGACCTCCCGCGCGATCCGCATATAGTTCGCCGCCGTGCTGGCACTCAGGCCGATCTCCTTCAGCCAGGGCAGCCATTCCCCGTGCTGGCATGCTTCTTTCATTTCCACCAGGTCCATCCCGATTTCCAGCGCGTTGTTCACCATGCTCCGCATGTGGATCCGCACGCTGGCCGTGATCTCCTCCCGTGTCCGCCCACTGGCGGTGATGATCGTGTTCTCCGACAATGTGATCCCCTCCAATATTGTTTTATAGTTCATGGCCCGCGGAATCGAACCGCGCCGAGGGTATTGAGCCCGTCCAGGCAAACCTGCGGCCATGTCGTCGTGTGGGTCTTTCCCCACCGTCACAGGTCTTTCCCCGTCGCCAGCTTTATACTGAGTATTTTGTCGCCGTCTTTCCGGCTGTCCATTTCAAGGCGAAACCTTCCGCGCCCCGCAGCGCGTAGCACGATCCTGCGACAAAAGTCCGAAACAGGAGCGGTTTCACTTCCTTTCTAATTATTGTTTATTTTGTTGATTGTCGCCGCGCCGCTCATCGTTTCCGATTCCGCCTTTACTTTCGCGTCCTCATACGCCTCATGGAGCCGGCTGATCTTGTTCATCACCCGACCAAACCGCACCTGATCCATGAAGTCGTAACTGTACTCAAACCGGATCTCGCCGGTTTTCCGGCTGACCGTTGCCGCGATCGGCACCCGCGCAGTCGCTTTGTCCAGTATGATCCCCGCCACAGCCAGCCCTCCTTTCACAGTATCCTCAACTGCCCGGCCACCGGGTTGAACAGCATTTCAATGCCTCCGGTTTTCCGGCTGATCTCCCTGGCCTTTTCACGGTTCCGGGTGCGCCATGCGTCGTGCGCGTAAATGCTCCAGCGTAGCTCGCTGGATCCCAGCACGCGACCGACCAGGTATTCCCCGTTCTTACGGATGATCACGCATGTCGCCAGTCGTATGTCCATCACACGATCTCCAGGCTCATCAGGAATACCGTGATCTCCTCGATCTGCTCGTCGATCTTCTGTGCCTCCAGCAGGTACGCCTTATCGTTTGTCGTTTCTTCTTTTCCGTTGAATTGTTCCGCCACCGGCGCGGTGGCCGTCAGGCTGTGCGCCCCGTCTGCGATGTGCCGCAGGTCGCTGTCCTTTGCCCGGCCCTTCGCCTTGCAGATCACGCTGTACATATACGTCAGGCTGCTGATTAACTCCCGATACATTCTTTCTTTCCTCTCTTTCTTTCGGTGCGGCAAGCGCTGCCGCTTTCTTCCGTTGCCATTCCTTCTGTTTCTCATAGACCATCGGCTTCCCGTGTTCATCCAGCAGCGCGAACGCTGGATTGAACGTTGCCTCGCATACGCCGCCCTCCGCGAGGGTCAGCACGTGCCGGCAGCTCATCTTCCGGCACTCCGTGTTCTTCTCCGGATCGCACCAGTACAGAACCGCCTCGTCGCTCATCCGGTTTTCGCCTCTTCCTCGCTGATCAGATCGTCCACCGTGCACTTCAGCGCCTTCGCGAGTGCGTAAAGCGTATCGACGCGCGGGTATTTATTCTTCCCGCTCTCGATGGCACTGATCGTCTGCTGTTTGATCCCGCTGGCCTGGCTCAGCTCTTCCTGTGTCATTTTTCGCCGTTCTCTCATTTTCTGCAGAATTACCATTTCCGGCCCTCCTACAACAGATGTAACAGTATACTACTACAAGTTTTATATTTCGTCAACAACTTTTGTTGTATTATATCTGTAACAGAATACATTTTTTATTGTAAGAAGGGAGTGAACGTATTGTCGGTTGCTGATAACGTAAAAAAGCTCCGCCAGCAGCGCGGATGGTCCCAGGTTCGCCTTGCGATGGAGGCCCACGTCTCGCAGCAGTCCATCAGCTTTATCGAGCGAGGCCGGAACGAGCCGTCAGCCGATATGATCCGTGCGCTGGCAAAGGCGCTCAATGTTTCCACCTCGGAGATCATTGATTCCGCATCTGCGAACAGTCGAACAATTTCACAAAAAGAAATTCAACTGCTGGAGATCTTCCATCAGCTGAATGTTGCCGGGCAGGATTTCTTACTGTCCCAGGCAGAATCTATTCTGCAGCAGGCTGCCTTCCGGCAAGAAGGCTCTATATCATCCGCTATGTGAATTGAAAGGAGAACATCATGCGAAAAATAATTACATTTGTATTTACATTTGTAATGATTCTTTCATCTGCTGCCCTGGCTGAGCCTGCTTTCACAGGCGCGTGGGCGACCGTGCGGGATCTGGATAATTCCGTGACGGAAATAATCATTCTGCGCGTATTTCCCGATCATATCGCTTTTTATTCCCGCCAGCAGTTCACAGAGGATAAAATCATCGAGGAAGAAAAGATGATTTGCACCTGGGAACAGGACACTGATATATCGTTCCTGCTGATCAGTGACACCGGCGAGAATATTGGCAGATATGGACTCATAAACGAAAGAAGATTACTGGCTGCTGACGATATGTTTACCAGGTTCGACTTCTATGCCAGGGAAACACCGCAGCCGGAGCCGGATCCAACTGAAACGCCGGAACCGGCAGGCATCACTGTGCCGTCCGGCGTCTATGTCGCCGGCGAGGATTTCCCGGCGGGTACATACCGCGTCGAATTGGCGGATCCGGACAACGGCGGAGTGTTCCTTCTCTATGACAGCATCAGCGACGCGAACACCGCCTTTGCTTATCTCTATGAATACCGGATCAGCAAGTATTCCTCCCCGGTTGTCGGCAAGATCGAGATCAAAGCCGGAAACGCGCTGGCCGTCCGGAACACAGTGATCGTCCTGCTGCCGTATGAGGGATTACAATGAGCGATCAGAAACTCTGCCTCGGCTATTCCCGCGTATCCTCTGAAGAACAGGCTGCGCACGGGATCTCGATCGACGCCCAGCGCGGGATCCTGGAGGGTTACGCTGCCATGACCTCCCAGCAGATCCGGATCTATGAGGACGCCGGGTACTCCGGAAAGAACACGAACCGCCCGGCCCTCCAGCAGCTGCTTGCTGCCTGCCGTTCCGATGCCGTTTCCGCCGTGGTCGTCTGGAAACTCGACCGCCTTTCCCGTTCTCTCCGCGACACCCTCGCGATCATCGAGGACGTGTTCCAGCCGCGCTCAATCACCCTGGTCTCCGTCACCGAGTCCATCGACACCTCCACGCCTTCGGGCCGAATGATGCTCAACCTGCTGGCGTCCTTCGCCCAGCTGGAGCGCGAGCAGGATTCCGACCGCGTGGTCATGGCGCATAAACACCTGGCCCGTGACTGTAAATACCTCGGCGGCCATATTCCCCTCGGTTACTGTATCGACGCAGACAAGCATTATCAGCTGGATCCCGTTACCGCGCCGGTCGTCCGCCGCGTTTTTGAAATGTACCTGTCCCGCAGCGGGTACACCCCGATCCTCGATTATCTGAACTCCTTCACCTTCTAAGGCACCCGGAAAACACCATTCGGCAAGTCGGATCTTAAAAACCTGCTGAAAAATGAGATCTATTCCGGCACATACGTGCGCCGCATGGGCGCGGATCCGCGTCACCGCATCACCGCCCCGGAGACGATCCGCGTCCCCGGTGGCGTGCCGGCGATCCTCTCCCCGGAGGAATGGCAGCGCGTCTGCGCCCTTCGCGCCCAGTCCGAACGCTCCGCCGCCATTTATAACACCCGCCAGGTTTATCCGCTCACCGGTCTCGTCTGCTGTGCCGTCTGTGGCGCCCTGATGCCCCTCAATTACGGCGGAAAGGATCGGGATGGATCTGTGCAGCGTTATTACACCTGCCGCGCAAAATGCACCCGTCCTGCCCGTCTGGAGGGCCTGCAGGACGCTGTTCTCTCTGTGGTGGAGAATATGGCCGCCTCCGGCGCTGAGGCCATCGCAGCGGCCTGCTCTGTGGCAAACAGCTATGCCGACGCTGCCGACGAGGATCACGCTGCCGAAGCCCGTGCCATTGATCAGCAGATCATGGATATTAACAAGCGTATCGCGTCCATCGTTTCCTTCATCTCGAATCAGGGCGCGGAAGCACCCGCTTCCCTGGCTGATGATCTCCGGCGCCTGGAAAAAGAACGCGACGATCTGCAGGCCCGCGCCTCGTCCCTTCGCCATCCGGCGTCCAGGTATAACGCCCCGGCCACCGTTGCCGCGATCACGGCCTGCGCGGGCATAAAAAAACAGCCGCCCGATCAGCAGAAACTTCTGCTCCAGGCGGCTGTCCATAAAGTGTTGGTGTCCGATGAAGAGTATAAAATCCTCTTCAACTGGCACACGGGTGGTGGAGATGAACCGCCACACCCCGTCTGCCATTCATTTATTCGCCATCGTCGTTGATTATTCCTTCACTTCTTCGACTTCCGGCAGGCCGGCCAGGCTCGTCAGCAAGCTCAGGACAAAGGCAACGCCACTCACAGAGAGTGCACGGAGCCAGTCCACTTCTGACACGGCTGCCCCCACAGCGATCATGGACGCGAACGTCTGTGCGAAGGTTTTCAGTGCCCGGACGCCCGCTTT